GCTTGTCAGAAATTTATATAAAAGTCATACAACCACCTCTCGCATAGTGTCAAAGTGTCTGTTTATATCTACATCAACTTCATAACAAGTATCACACTTTGGACAACCCCAATCTTCTATTTCTCCTGTGCAGTTATCCCCTAGATAATGTAAATCATCTTCGTTGCACTTGGGACATCTTTGAACGCACATTATGAAACCTCACTCGCAATAGCCATAATGATTTCTTTGATTCTCTCCTGTGCATTATCTTCAAGTAATGCGATAGCAAGTTTATCAGCTACTTGGGTTTTAACTGCCCATTCATGTTTCCACCATGACAATGTATCGTGATAGCAGTTTATTGTAGAAACACCAACATTCTCTACAGTATGAAAGTCGTTAAACTTTCTTATCTGCTTGTTAAGTGTTGCTACTTCTTCTTCTCTAGCTTTTTGCATACTTTCTATAGCCTTATCCAACTTGGCAACGCTATCATGTTTTTTAGCTAAAGATTTATACTCTTTAGACTTTTTAGCTTTGTCTATTGTGCTATCAAGTCTTTCTTTAACACCCTCCATAATCTGATTGACTATGGCTTCTTGTTCAAATTTTCTAATTTGTTTCATACTACTTCTCCTATAAAGTAAAAGTATATTAAACCACATATTACTTCTGTTGTCTACAAAATGTATCTTTTATTTAAAAGAGCTTTTACCGGGCATCTTGCAGTCCCTGGCAACAATAACACCCAGGGAACTGTGGATCTGTGTTATATTATGTGTATAGTTCAACCCGACCCGACCCGACAGAATATCCCGACAACCCGACTGCCCGACCCGACTGGCTTTATAGCCATTTTGTGCATGATTTTTTTTGGGAGAGAGAGCGAGAGAGGGGACAGATGCGATTAATCCCCAAAATCCCTGCATATAGATAAACACTATTATATTAATTAGTTACATTTTGTTTACTTAAAGTATTGACATATTGGATACAAATAGTATCATTAAGACTTAACTAACCATAAATATTAGGAGTAAATATGGGAACGAGAAGTAATATCGCTTATGAGCGACCAAACGGGCAAGTCGTAGTAACTTACTGTCATTATGACGGATACCCAAGTTATAACGGTGTAATACTTAATGAAAATTACGACACACCAAAAACAGCAGAAGAATTAGCCAATCAAGGTTATTTATCTTCTTTAAAACCTACCTTAAAAGATTCGTTAGAGGGTAGAGCAAACCAAGACGCACCAATGATATACCATTCATTACATTCATATCTAAATGATATTCAATGGGATATAGAATGGATCTATATTTTTAGGCGTGGTCAATGGTATGTATGCGAGGGTATGGAGGTAGACGATAACTATAAGATACTTGATAAAGATTTTATAGAAAATGACTTTACACCTTTAGTTGATACATTGACTCAATTAAGACTACAAGAGGAGTCAGCATGAGTGAATTAAAAAAAGAATTTTGTGTTACTAAAACATTTACCACAGTTGAACGTGCTTATGTTAAAGCTAATAATTGGGAAGAAGCAGAGGAATCTGCTCTTCTCAATGACTCAACAGAGTGGGAAGAAGTTTCAGCAGAGATTACCAAAGTTGAAGCAGAGGAGTCAGCATAATGGCTAGATATACAGAAGCAGAAGTTATGGAAGCAGTATGTTTAGCAATTGGAGATGATGGGTATCGTGGTTTAGAAACACTAAGAATACTCAAACAATCAAGAGAAGAATACGGAGTTCTTACCAATGAAGAGTATGCAAAAGAGCGTGAAGATTTTGCTAATTATTTAAAGGAGTTTAAATGAGCAACATTGATCGTAGAAGAATACCAAAACACTTACGCCACTTATCTGAGTGGCGTTTAAGATGTTTGTTTTATTTATTTAGAGGGAGTTTATAACCATGAAAGAAGAAATGATTGAAGATATAGAAACTTTAATTAAAGCTAACAAAGATAATGATAACTGCTCTGTATATTGGTTAGCAGATATGATTAAAGAAGTAATAGAAAAAAATATAGGAGGAAAATAACCATGTCAACATATTACAGACCAACCAAACCAATACCATTACAAGCAATCGAAGAAAGCGAGTTTTTAGAGGATATTGGCTTTGAAGTTACTAACACAAAAGATAAACAATATTTTTATTGTGGATCTTATATACATTTTTCACTAGACAAAGAAAACAATGTCATTGATTTATATCGTTATGGTGGCAACAATGCTTCCAAAGTATTAGAACCCCTTGAACATGAGTTCGAGGTAGAGTTTATTTCAGAATATGAAGATGAGTATGACGATTACGACCACCCCGATACACCAGTTAGAAAAATTATGATAGAGGATTTAAAAAATGTCCAACGTAATAACTAATAGCGAAGTATCTGACTGGCTTGATACCTTTGACGGTAATGACGCAGAAGTTTTACTTACTGCTATTGCTAACAATGAAATTAAGATAGAGGTTATGAACGATAGTATCTATGCTTTTAGTATTGGAGAAACAGAAGTTGCTAAAAGTCTTTACAAAGAAATGTTTAGATGATTGATACAGTCTTTTACATCACGCTTGGAGTATATGCTCTTGTATACTTTGCATCTAATCCGACTGATGAAGAATAAATACTATGTTAAGATAGTTCCTTTTAACCCAGTAGAGTTTGACTTGACGCAATATCCTCTAATTAAGCAAGTCAACTTTACTGTCGGTTATCAAGTCTTTGAAAACGATTTACACACACGCACAGCTTGGTTCACTAACAGAAGGGCTTTATTTAAAGATTTAGATAAGTTCTTGAATATAACAAATTCATAACATATAATCGGGCTTGGCGTGTCCGATAACTGTATATAAATTTTCACGTAAATTTTTCATACTTACTCCTCTCCTTCAGACACGCCTTTTTTTTCGTCTTCTTTTTCTATCTCAGCTTCGTCAATCACCAGGGATGGATCTGGCTGTTTGTTTTCAATACTAGCCTCAACAACATTACCCATGAGCTGTGCTAACCTGGTTTCTACCTCTTCCCGACTCATTTGATCTACCTTTCCAAACATAACTTCTTTACGATCAACTATTAGTCCCCCGACTTTGAGCAGTGAGTTCTGGGCAGAAATTGCCGCGTTAAACGAGCCTGCCTCTATTGCCTTGTCCCGAATATCATAAAGATCCTGGACAGCCCGATCATAGTTAAGTTCATATTTCTTTTTAGCCTGGTTCATCAAATAGTTATATTCTTTGCGAATAATAGGCTTACTCATTAATTTATTAGCCATCTGGCGTGGGGACGTATAGCCTGCCTTATGGGCACACTCTACAAGTGATAAACGAGGATTATTTACTGCGATCCAGATAAAGTTTCGTTG